ACACCACACATTGGTGTTACTGAAGATGGTCGTTCAGGTAGAATGTTAAGAAGAGGTAAAGCCGATAGTATTACAGATAATACTTGTGGTGCCGTTGCGGGTGCAATTGACCAAGTTGTAAATCAACTAAGTTCAGCACCAGATCAAAATAACGCACCTTTTAATAATGAAAATTATTCTTTTTGGAAATTGACGGATATTTTATGGCCATTTAAATCTACTTTAAGTGGATTCACAGGAACTACTGAAGAGGTTTATAATAAACAAATGATATTTGCCACAGAAACTATCAGGGATTCTGCTTATGATTATATTATTGCAAATTTACCAGCAGCAACAACCGCTAATACCACAAATGATGTATATTTTTTAAGTGGTATTTTTATTAATTCTGATGTTAGTTCCGGTACAACACAATTTGAATCATATGTTGTTGTTGATAAAGTTATGAAATATGAATTTGGTATTGGGTGGGGCGATATTACTGTTGATTATAAGTTGGGATTACCAATTGACTAAATAAATTAAAAAATAAAAAAATGGTAACAAAATATATAGTAAATAACGTAACGGGTCAAACAATAGATGGTAATGTAACCATAAATGGGAATTTAAGTGTTACAGGAGTGACCACAGGAAATTTGGCAACTTACAAAGCATTATTAACTGATATAGGTTCTCAGACCGGTACAAGCTTAAATAATTTTGGTGGTCTTAATGGTGGTTTTATTATAGGTGAAGTTTACACGATATCCACTTATGTTAGTGGTGATAGTTTTAGTAATATTGCTAATGTAACAAGTGGTGTTATAGACACAACGGGATGTATATTCATTGCAACAGGGGAAACCCCAACAAATTGGAATAACGGTTCTACTTTAGAATCTAGCGGTAATTTAGTGGTAACAGTATTAGAAAATAACTTGGGATTCGATATTGAGTGGATTGAGGATTTTACAGGGGTTTATGTAGGGTTTAATTCAACTACAGGTCCGCTGTATAATACTTTTAATAGAAATTCAACATTCCTTTTAGGTGGAAATCAAACACCAATTTTTGGACCTACCCCAATAGAAACTTTTATATTTCCCAATAATTTTAATGAGAAAGACGATAGTATTATTCTTTTTGTTATTGATTTAAGTGTTCCTGAACCAGTCCCTAATAGTTTGTATTATTACTCGATTGAGATTCAAATTCTACAAGATTTAGATACCACACCAACAGTAATAAGTGGAACCACAACATCATTTCCTTTTACAAATGTAAGTGTTGAGTTTTATTGTGGAGATATGTTTATTCAATCTTTTTACACAAGTGGTGGTACTATTGTTAATAACATATCTGAAGTTGTTACCATATTGAATACAGATACTAATACAAGTTTTCTTGGTACGTTTTCTGATGATAATGGAAACATAATTTTAACTATGGCAACAAATCTTGAAACTCAGTTCTGTGCTAATAGCACATTAACATTTTATGTTTTCAACGACTAATAAAAAAATTAAAACAGAAAAAAATGATAAAATATATTAAAAGAAAAAGTGATAACAAGTTTCTACAATCTTTAGAAAATGATATTTGGGTTGATAACTCAAAAGATGCTTATGAAATGACATATAGAGAGTGTGAGGAAACAAAAACAACATTACTTAATACATATACTTCTGAAGAAATTAGTGAAGTTTTTAACATGTTTAAGAGTAAACCTAAGTCAAGAGAAGAAAAAAAAGAATCACTTAATTTATTAAAAAATAAATAATATGAGAATAAATATTTTAACAGAAAATGATAAGGTAGAACAAGTAAGAGAAGCTTGGGTAAATAAAAATGTCATGAAAATACCTTGTTCATCAACAGGAGAAGAACCTGCAACTCATTGGTTTTGCACAATGGCAGGATCTGAGGAAAAAATGAATTCTATTTACGCTAAGAAAAACTTATCTATAATGGAATTAGAAATTGGCCCAAAAGAATTTCTTAATAAATGGAATCTGAAAATTATAAGATAGTAAAAAATTTCATCAGTGATGATGAGGTTAAACTAATTGTTGATTGGGTTGATTCGTTAAATCCTGAAGATGGAGATCCGAATTACCACTTAAGTGAAATCTCAAAAACACTGAAGGGAAAATCTTGTATTATAGACATCTCAAATACCGAACTTACAAACTACATTACAAATTTTCAATCAGTTTCTAAAGTTTCAAAACAAGAGATACCCGCAATTATCAAAACTATTTTTAAAAGAATATCTGAAGAGAATAATCTACCGCTTGATAATATCTTTATTCAAGCGGTTGACATGAAAAAAGGTGGTAGAATACAACCCCACTATGATGCATCACTTGATGGTTACATAAATTATAAGTGTAACATAAGTGTGTTATCAGAAGATTACAAAATTTTTATAGACGGTTCATCACCTGTAATCGAACAAAAAGACCTATATTGTTTTGAGGCTTCTTTATACAAACATTGGACCGAAGAGTTTAACTCAAGAAGGGTGTTTTTAAGTTTTGGTTTTATAGTTCCATATAGTGTGGTTGGAAGGACGGAAAACGACCCAAGAGTTAGATTAAGTCAACGGATATCAAAATATTTTCAAAAACTTAGTTGATATAAAACAAAACAAAAACTATATTTATTTACGAAGGTAAATGCCGACCTTATTCGGCAGCTAATACACCAAAAGTAAAAAATATATGATATCACAAGAAGAAATTAAAAGTTTCCTCGAAGGCAACGACCCTGAGGAACATATCGTAGCAATAGAATACGACTACCAATCAGACCACATTTTTAAAATAAAAGAAGTTCCCGGTAAAGGAAAATCAATTAACAGAGACACATTTATTGCCTTTGCTTGGGTTGGAGACCTGCATGGACTTAATTTTTATTCTGGATCCAAAGAACAACAGAAAGAGGCAATGACCAAATATGGTATCATAATTGATAAATTAAGAACCGACGGTAATGAAAGATTAGAGAATGGTTTAACATTTCTTGTTAAATCTCTAAAGGGATACAGAACCCTTATTCAGTTCTTCCGTGATGGAGGAATTGACCCATGGGGTGAAAACGCAAAAGATAGAATAATGTTATTGTCACCTGTAGAACAATACTTGGTCTCAAAGGAAAAACGATTATTTAAAGGATTTGACGAATATAACGACATTACTAGGTTTGTATTTGACCTTGAGACTACCGCCTTAGAACCAAAGGACGGTCGTATCTTTATGATTGGGATCAAAACAAACAAGGGGTTTATGAAAGTAATTGAATGTAAAGACCCTGATGAAGAGAGAAGAGGTCTTGTTGAGTTTTTTAGAACCATAGATGAGATTAAACCGTCAATTATTTCTGGATACAACTCAGCAAACTTTGACTGGTTTTGGATATTTGAGAGATGTAAGGCCCTTAATTTGGACATTAAAAAGATTGCAACACCAATGATCTCAAATAAAACAATCTCACAAAGGGAGTCTATGTTAAAGTTGGCAAACGAAGTTGAGATGTTTAACCAAGTTAAAATGTGGGGATACAACGTAATTGATATAATTCACTCCGTTCGCAGAGCTCAAGCAATTAACTCAAACATTAAAGAGGCAGGTCTAAAGTATATTACAAAATTTATCGAAGCCGAATCTGCCGATCGTATATATATTGACCACACTAAAATTGGATCAATGTATGCAGAAAAAGAAGAATATTGGCTAAATATCCAAAATGGTAATTATAAGAAAGTTGGGTCAGATCAAAAAATTGATGAGATATGTGTAAGACGAGGAGACATTTACATTAAAACAACTGGTGATAATATCGTTGAGCAATATCTTGAGGATGACCTTGACGAAACTCTATTGGTGGATGATGAATTCAATCAAGCAACATTTCTATTGGCATCATTAGTTCCAACAACATATGAAAGAGCATCAACAATGGGGACAGCAACTCTTTGGAAAATGGTAATGTTGGCTTGGTCATATAAACATGGCTTGGCAATACCACAGAAAAAAGAAAAAAGAAACTTTGTTGGTGGATTATCTAGATTATTAAAAGTAGGGTATTCTAAGAACGTATTAAAGCTCGATTACTCCTCACTATACCCATCCATTCAGTTAGTTCACGACGTGTTCCCTGAGTGTGATATAACGGGGTCAATGAAGGGGTTTTTAACTTACTTCCGGAATTCTCGTATTATGTATAAGAATTTATCTGCAGAATATAAGACAATTGATAAGAAAAAATCGACCTCATATGATCGTAAACAATTGCCAATTAAGATTTTTATTAACGCATTCTTCGGATCATTATCAGCTCCACATGTATTTCCTTGGGGTGACATTGATATGGGAGAACAAATAACCTGCACGGGTAGACAATACTTAAGACAAATGTTAAAGTTCTTTAGTAAAAAGGGGTATAGTCCTTTGGTATGTGACACGGATGGTATGAACTTCTCATTACCTGATGGGGGTGTTGATGATAGAACATATGTTGGAAAAGGAAAAAATTGGTTAGTTAAAGAAGGTAAAGAATATAACGGGTATGATGCCGATGTTGCCGAGTTTAATGATTTATTTATGAAAGGTGAGATGGGTCTTGATTGTGACGGAACTTGGGATTCTTGTATTAACTTGGCTCGTAAGAACTACGCAACAATGGAACACAACGGTAAAGTTAAATTAACGGGTAATAGTATTAAGTCCAAAAAAATGCCAAAATACATTGAAAAGTTTTTAGATAAGGGAGTTAAACAATTACTTAGAGGTGAGGGAAAAGAATTTATTGATTGGTATTATGAATACATTCAAAAGATATTTGACCTAAGAGTTCCGTTGGCAGAGATTGCGTCTAAGGCGAAAGTTAAAATAAGTGTTGAGGATTACATTAAACGTAGTAAACAAACAACAAAGTCGGGTAGTTTAATGTCAAGACAAGCACATATGGAACTTATTATTAGAGATGGGATACAATCTAATCTTGGTGATGTAATCTTATATGTGAACAATGGAAATAAGGCGTCTCATGGTGATGTCCAAAAAATAAATGAAAAAATGCCAAAAAAAGAAATGGATTTATTTTTTGAGATTAATGGTAGTAAACCTATTTTGGGGTCTCACGTCCAATTAAATTGTTATCGTATTGAACCATCTGATTTAGAAAATAACCCTGAAATGTTAGGAGAATACAACATTCAACGAGCAATTGCAACATTTAATAAACGAGTAGAACCATTGTTAATAGTATTTGACGATGAGGTTAGAGATACATTATTGGTTAAAAATCCAGAGGATAGAAGTTTTTATACTTCAGGTCAATGTAAGTTAATTAATGGCAAACCATTCAGTCCTGAAGATCAAGATGATGTTTATGAAAACTTAATCAAAATGGAACAAGGTGAAGTTGATTTTTGGGATTCTGTTGGTGTTGATCCTAATTATATTTATGAATTAGCTGAGACAGGTTGGGAAGAATTTATTTAACAGTTGTCAATCCATTTTAACTCCATCAGAAGAAAGCACATACCAAACACCATTGATGTTTTGTAATTCAACACAAGCACCACGACCAATAGAAATCTCATCCCAATCCTCATCTATTCTACCAATATCTGGTATTATAACACAATTGGTTAATGTTTTAATTTTAATTCTTTCTGTGGTTGTTGAGTCTAACTTTATTTTTGATTGTGTTACATCTCTAACAATTATTAGGTCTTCACCAAGTGTAGAATAAAAATCTTTATTAACGATTAATGTTTTAAAGTCATTTAAATTAACTGTTCTATTTGATTTAAAAACTGTTTTACGAATTGGGGTTTCTCTTATTATTGACATAAAATTAAATTACATATATTTGACGAGGCATTGCTCTGAACTTAAGTTGTTTGTTAAGGTTTTCAGCAAGTAACGCCTCTCGTTCCATGATTTTTTCAGGACGAAGTCTTGTTAATCTGCCTTCAGCTCCAATAAGTTCGTCTATTAATTTTGTTTTTTCATCTTTACCTTCTGTTGCCAATGTTGCATATTCCATAGTTAATTCACCATCAGGGGTTTTTAAACTACCACTAAATTTACCTCTAACTTTTGATAAAGTTTCTTTACAATATGCAGTAAAATATCTTCTAACCCAAACTTGAGCCGGATTATTTAACTTATACCAACTTAATTTATCAAATGGAACATCAGATGGTAGTAATACTATATCAGGATTATCAGTTAAACATTTGTCTCTATCACCCTGATTAGTATCATAATACCAATACCAAACTTGCCCTTTAGATAAACTTGAATTACCAAAATCAAATCTACCTCCTGGCGTATTTAACAGGTGTAACGCTTTTTTACCACCAGGTAATGCTGTAATATAATAAGTTAAGTCCCCAACAAGCATTCTTCTTTGAATATTAATTTCTTGCATTCTTAATAACATATCAAACGCTGGAGTTAAAAAATAACCACCCCCCATTGAATTTCCCATTTGAGCAAGACCTCCCCCTCCTCCAAGTCCGGTTCCATCTCCAAAACCCCCAAAACCACCAACACCAAACATCACGCTATTAAGAGTTGCTGGCGTAAACCACAACACTTCATTAATTTCACGACCTGCGGGTATTTCATATATTTGTTGATTAGCAACTAACTGAACATAATCTTTTTTAATTTCCCAATCTCCACCGGCTTGTAATCCAACAATTTTAGAATACGCATAAGTGTATCGAGTTTCAAAGTCTAAACTTTTTGTTACAAAGGCTCTAGATAATGACTGTGTGTCTAAATTTAAATTATAAAGTGATGTCCATTGAGACTCAATTAACCAATCCTGCACATATTGTGAGTAATCCTCAATTGAAAACTCTAAAAGAGTATCCATCATTTCATCTTCCAGTTCTACGGATCTTAATGGTGCTCCAAGTAAATGTCTTACTTTTTGATAAAACTGACTTCTTTCTGGTTCATTAATGATTGACATAGTTTTTATTTATAAATATGTTTATTATTAAATAATAATTTTACTTAATTCTTTTTTATATAACATAACCATTTCATTGATCTCTGAAGAACCACCAAGTTCTTTTATTTTGTCTTGAAAAAATTTAATTCTCTCATTGTAATATTCAATTTCTTTGTCCTTATTTCTAAACAGTGAAGGTTTTATTGAAACTTTTAATGGTTCTTTGGTTATTGGTATTTTAAAATTACTTTTAAGTGGATTTTCATAAAAATAAATTAAGTGTGGTGGAAATTTTGACTTATTACTTACCGTTAACATTCTATTATGATCATTTCTAAACATAATATAATTTTGGTTTGCTCTATCTACGTAAACTAAAACATCAACATTTTCGCTCTTATATTTATTTTGTGTTGCCCAAGATGGAATTACAAAATAATTACCCCTATCACTACCGTCATATAAAACTATTTGACTAACATTTACAGGTTTAACTTGGAAATATATTGTATCTCCATTTTTTAATTTTAAAACTAAGTCTTGTCCTTTTTTTCTATCGTTAATATCGCCAGCACAGTGTTCATATAGTTCATAACTAATACCTTCTTCCTCAATACTTAAGTTATATGCTTCTCTAATTGATTCTTTGGCATAGTCTTCATTAAGACGACCAACCTCAATAGTTCCAATGTTAGGACTTGCTAATCGATCAAGATACATACCATCATTACTAAATAAATTATATGCATTGTTGGTTATCCAAGTTTTAAAATCTTCAACACCTTCCGTTTCTTCCATCCATATTTTTTGAATTTCTGATTTAACTTTACTGTTGGTGTCAAAACGATTTATAATTGACCAATTACTTGTTCCTCCGTATTTTTTTTCTGAATATTCCCCACCTAAAATACCTTCATCAGTATTACATTTTTTTGTTTCTATTTTACCTATACATCCATATTTGTATTGTTTGTTAAAACAACCCTCATATTGTGACGCAATTAATAATCTAATTTGTTTTGGTGTTATTGGAAAAGAAAAATCATTTTTTTCAGATAATAATTTTTTAACATTAATATTTTCTTTAATATTTTTCTTTTTTGTTTTTAATTCATAAAGGTCATTAACAAATTCCCAATTAACAACATTCCAAAAGTTATTTATATACTCATCTCGTTTGTTTTGATATTTTAAATAATATGCGTGTTCCCAAACATCAAGACCTAAAATTGGAAACCCACCTTTTTTAACAACATTCATTAGTGGATTATCTTGATTTGGTAACGACATTATTTTTAAATTACCATCTTTTGTTAGGTATAACCATGCCCATCCAGATCCAAAACGATCTTTAGCAACTTGATTAAACTCATCTTTCATTTTTTTTATATTTCCAAAATCTTTCTTAATTTGTTTATATATTTCACCTGTCGGAACTTGTTTTTTTGGTGATAACATTTTCCAAAATAAAGCATGGTTAAACGCCCCGCCGGCATTGTTTCTTATGGTGTTGTCATATTTACTTATAGATTTTATGATGTCTTCTAACTCCACATCACCTTTAATATTCTTAATTGCTTTATTCAACTTATCAACATAACCTTTATAGTGTTTGTTGTAATGAACATCCATAGTTTTAGAATCAATAAACTTATTTAAAGAAGAATAGGTGTAAGGTAATTTTTCTATTCCAATTTTTTTCATTTCAACAATTAAATTTTCTTTAATTGTTTCTTTTTCGTTTAAAACTATTTGTTCGGATATAAGATTTAATTTATTTTTAATTGAGTTAGATTCATACATTTTTTTTTCTAAGTCTGGATGTTTTTTTTCAAACATCTTAACAAGTCTGCCAGCAAAGGCATTTGCTTCGTCTTCATTTTTTCCACCAATGTTTGGCCCTTGTTTTCTACCCTCTACGGACATTTGATGTTCATGAACCCATTCATGGGCTAAGGTTCTCATAATATCCCTATTAAGTCTGTTTTTTGCCAAGATTTTTAACTCACCATTATCCGTTCTTGACCCCGTTGACATTTTGCCAATTTGTTTACCCAAAAACTTTACAGTAATTTCTTTTTTTAATGGATATTTTTCTTGTAATAATTTTATAAAATTATGTATAAGTTCTTTATCTTCTTTTTTAAACTTGGTATCTTCGTATGTTATTTTTAATTCCATTAATTATAAATATCTCTATCGATATTTATTTATCATATTTAACATCTCTTCGGCAACATCACCAATGTTTTCTTCTAATTGATCGCCCATTACAGTTCTGATAATTTGTTTTTTACGATTTAGAATATCATATATTGCACCTTCTATTGTGTTTTCATATAAAGGATAATAAACCAACACATTATTTTTTTGACCATATCTATACGCCCTGTCTTCGGCTTGAGAATGTTCTGCTGGAACAAATGATAGGTCATTCATAATTACAACCTCAGCAGAAGTTAAAGTTAACCCAACACCAGCCGCCTTTATGTTTCCAACAAAAACTTTAATTTTTTCATTGTCTTGAAATTCGTCAACAGCTTTTTGACGATGAGGTTTAGAACAACTACCGTCTAAATAAACTGCTTGTTTACCAAAGTGTTGGTAAATCGTTTGTAAAGAATCTGTAAAGTTTGTAAATACGATTACTTTTTTTCCTTGTTCAATAATATTTTCTACAATTTCTATGGTTTGTTTTGTTTTTTCATTTGAAATAACTTTTCTAACCTTCATTAGTTTTGAAAACTGAACGGTAAGTGATGATGCTTCGTCAGGATTTTTATCATACCAAGCATAATATTCCCCCATCAGTTCTTCATACTCTTTTGATTTTAAACGAAGATATACAGGAGAAATAATTTTATCAGGAAGATCTAACACATCTTCTTTTAACCTACGAAGAATTTGTTTTGAAGTCCTATCTCTTAATTCCTCTAAATTAGATGCTCCCGTTACATTCCAAACTTTTCTTCTACCTGCCATAAATTGATAACCCTGACAATAACGAATAGCGTAAGCCATCCAATTCTGAGCGACTGGTGATTCAATAATGTTTAATAGGTTATAATAGTTCATTGGACGAGAAGTCATTGGAGTTCCCGTTAATAACCAAACTCTTTTAATATTCTTAACAAAATGATTTATGATTTTTGTTCGTTGAGCTTGGGGATTTGAGATCATGTGAGCCTCATCTAAGATAACAAGGTCAAAATTTGATTGGTTGAGTAATGAATTGTCTTTTTCTTTTGTGTCGTGAAAGTTTTTTAAAATATCATAATTAACAATAACAAAATCAGATTCAGTTGAAAATTTCTTACCTTCCGAAATATAAACAGGTCTATCTGAATAATTTTCAATTTCACGTTGCCAATTAATCTTTAATGATGCGGGACATATAATTAATATTTTTTTTGCACCTGTCTCTAAAGCTGCTATGATCGTACAAGTAGTTTTTCCAAGTCCCATATCATCGGCAAGAATGAATCTTCTTGATCCTGCTAATTTTTCTATTGCTTCTTTTTGATGTTGTAGTGGAGGTCTATGACTATATTTAGAATAATCTACCTCAACTACCTCAACATTGTGTGATTTTATTAATGCTGATTTAGGAACCCAAAATTCTGTTAAAGGATCTTTCTCAAAGAATTTACCCCAAATATGATACGATTTTTCTTTCTCAACTAATAATTTCTCAATGTAAATTTTTTCAGGGGTTTCCATCAAATATCTTTCTTCTGCAAACTTCTTTGCGAAATATGTGTCAAGATCAACCCACTTACGTGCGATCTTTGGTGTTGTGTTAAAATAATTTATAATGTAATCCGATTGAGTTCTTGTTGGATAAAACTTACCATTAGTTTTTTTTTTATTTTGTAAGTATATTATATGGTTATTCGCACCACTATATGACTCGAGTAGTACAAGCGCTTTTTGCTCAACTAAGGAAGATAAGTTTTCCAATTTTAGTCTTTTAATAAAAATACTAATAAAAAAGATATTTATCAATAAAATAGTGTTTTTATGCAAAATAATGTTCCAATTTCTAGATTAGGTAAATTTTTTGGGGATCGTGATTTTGAACTTGAAATTAGTATGGGTCAGGAGTGGTTGATAGGTGATATGAACTTTACTTGTGTTCTCTATAAAATTGATAGAAACAAAATTAAAACTGACGATGTTTATGGTGAGGTTGTGGAAGACGGTATTAAATTTTTACCTCCTGTCGAATTTAACGCACAAATTACTATTGCAGCACCTGAAAATAAAATGATTGGATCAACAAAAATGGATCAGTTTGAGCCAGGTAATATTACTATTTCTGTTTATTTAAAAACTTTAGAAAACTTAAATATTGATGTTGATTTTGGTGATTATGTTGGGTATTATGATAGTGAAAATTTTGTTAGATATTATACGGTTGTTAATGATGGTCGTGTAATTTCAGATACAAAACACACATATAAAGGGTTTAAACCATTTTTTAGAACAATAATTGCCGCACCTGTTGGGCCAAACGAATTTAAAGGTTTATAATATAATTAAAAGTAATAAAATTAATAATGGCAATACCAAAGAAATCAATTAAACCATCCATACCTTTAAACTACCCTAAAACTCTTTTACCGAGAAGGGAACAGATAAAAGACATGATTACTAAGGATGGAACATATCTTCCTAAGTCATTACTACATGCAGATTTAGATCGTGGATTTTTAGATTTTGTAAAAGAAAAGTTTAGTATAGTTTCGGAAGGTAAAAAAATTCCCGTTGTAGATATTTTAATTACAACCCAAAATTGGTCTCAGTTTGTTGAAACTTGGGATTTTCAAAATATAGATAAAAATATTGAACCTCCATTTATAACTGTTATTAGAAACCCCGAAGTTAAGTATGGAAATAACCCTGCGGTTATGTATAATATTCCAAATAGAAAAATGTATTATTATATGGAAGTACCAACATGGGATGGAAATAGAAAAGGATCTGACATATACAAAATTCCACAACCAGTTCCGGCCGATTTTAAATATACTGTTGCAATTATATGTAATAGAATGAGGGATCTTAACACTTTAAATCAAAGAGTTCTTGAAACATTTGCATCAAAACAAGCGTATCAAACTATTAATGGACATTATATTCCAATAATAAATGATTCATTTGCCGACGAGTCTGTTATGGATTTAGAGAAAAGAAAATATTATATACAGAAGTATGAGTTCACAATGATGGGATTCTTAATAGATGAAGAACAGTTTGAAGTTTCCCCCGCAATATCTAGAACCTTTCAGGTAATTGAAACTGACCAAAGAAATATAAAAAGGAAACAAAAAAAACAAACCCCAATAGAACTTGAGGTAATTAAATTACAATATTTAAATAATGTCACAACGCAAGAACGCTATTTTGAATATACTTGTAATTTACTTTTTGATCGATCCGTTAATATAGAAGAATTTTCTGTCTACATAAATGAACAATATTATGGTGATAATGTTGAATCAATTCAAATTAATACAAATGACATGTTAAGGATTGATATAATATCTAGTGGTGGATCTGAGGATCCTTATCTTTTGTTTACTCAAAGTTTAGTTTAATTTTCACCATATATATCTTTTTTATCCTTACATTTTTCAATGATTAATGACTCCAAAAATTTATATATTTTAAGTCCTCGTTTATCGCAATATTTTTTTAGGACTTCGTGAACTTCGGAGTCAATCTTGAGGTTTTTTATCTTCTTGTTATCATTAGTCATAGAGGCAGAAAAAAGGCAGAATAAAATCTTACCAAAATATAAATACTTTTAGTAATGTAAAGTTTTTAGTATTTTACAAAGTATTTATAGAAATAAATAACTAAAAAAAAATATTTAACATGGCAACTAATAGTAAAGTTTTTGTTTCACCAGGTGTTTATACCTCAGAAGTTGATTTAAGTTTTGTGGCACAAAGTGTCGGAGTAACAACTTTGGGTATCGTGGGAGAAACGTTAATTGGTCCAGCATTCGAACCAATTTTTATCACAAGTTTTAACGAATTCCAAACGGTATTCGGTGGAACATCACCAGAAAAATTTATAAACACACAAATCCCTAAATATGAGGCATCTTATATCGCCAAAGCATATTTACAACAATCAAACCAACTATTTGTAACAAGAATATTAGGTTTGTCAGGATATGATGCGGGTCCGTCTTGGTCTATCGCAACTGTTGCAAATGTTGATCCATCAACTGTTGGTATTTGGTGCTTAAGTTCAGTTACTGATGTATATACTTGTGAAACAATATGTGCTCTTCCTTACCAAGAAAGTTATTTCGTAGCATTTAGTGGTTGTAATAATGATGTGTCAACAATTTCATATCTATCACAATTCCCTCAAGAAATTCAAGATATTCTTTATAGTCAATACGAACAATTTGATGGAGGCACTTCCACATTAAATGATGACATTAGAAGTTTGATTTTTGATGTTATCACAAATTCAAACCCATTTACCGCAGAAGATAAATACATTTCATATTTTGGATCTATAGATACTGATGATTACAACACTTTAACAAACGCAGGGTGGTCAGCATCTACAAACGTATTTGGAGTTCCTTCAGTTTCACTTGATGATACTGATTTAGAATCAGCTTTAAATGATCCTTGGTATTATGCATTATTTAATACTACTGGTAATACAAATTATAGTGGATATTCATTTTTCACTTATGTTACGGACTTAACTATGAATCCAGTTACGACTACAACAACGTTAACTCCTTCTCCAACACCAACACCAAACCCTTGTACAACACCAATTCCTATAACACCAACTACAACGACAACAACTTTACCGTTAAATTGTTATCAAGGAACTCTAGTATTAAAAATGTATTTCTATACAGGAACATCGTTTACGGAGTATGATAACGTAGTTGTTGGGTCTTTAAGGTCAAGAGGTGTTGCAACATACTCAACCGGAAATAACCCGTCTTATTCTGTTACAGGAACATCAGAGGTTTCTTTAAATATGACTGGTCAATATTCTTCAGTTCTTAAAAATCCTTATACCACTTTTGGTGTAAACGTTACTGATAAGTTTGGTGTCAAATATTTCTTTGAAACTTCATTTAGTCAAAACGACCCTGAGTATTGGAGTAAAGTATTTGGTGTAACTAACTTTCAAAAACCAAGAATTGAGGTTCCTGTGTTTGCAGAAGAAAATTTCCAATCTTGGCTAAACTTTGCTTGGAGGAAAGGTTACATTAAAGGTCTTAATCCAAACCTAATTGCTCTTGATTCCGCACAAAGTAGTGATCCAAATTCAATAGGATGGTATTTAGATAAATGGCAAACACCATACTCTCCATTTGTTGTGTCTGAACTTAGAGGTAATAAAGTTTATGATTTATTTAGATTCTATACAATTTCTGATGGTGACGGGGCCAACACCTTAATTAAAATTTCAATAATTAATCAAACATTTAATAATTTAACGTTTGATATATTAATTCGTGATTATTTTGATACAGATGCAAATCCTGTTGTTTTAGAAAAATTCACAAACTGTGCAATGGATCCAGGACAAAATAATTATATTGCAAACAAAGTTGGAACTTTAGATGGTGAATACGTATTAAATTCAAAATATGTTATGGTTGAAATGTCTGAAGATGCTCCAATTGACGCTCTTCCTTGTGGATTTAACGGTTTTAATTTTAGAAACTACGCAGGAGCACAGTCACCATTCCCGATAATTAAAGGTAAGTATGATTTCCCTGGTGAAGTTATTTATAATCCTCCATTTGGTTTATCTTCAGGAAACGACGATGCTTTGGTTAGTTCAGGTGATAACGTTAGAAGAACTTACTTAGGTATGTCTAATTCTTATGGTTGGGATCCTGCATTCTTTGAATATGTTGGTAAAAGAAACCCTATTAACTCTTGTGATATTGAGGGTCTACCTTTTAATTACAGATCAGCTGGTTTCCACATGGATGTAAATGCAAGTGGATTAACAATAGGACCCGAGTTTTCAACAAGTGGTGGACAAAGATTTATTTGTGGTAACTCACCATTTATAACAGACCCTGAATTACCAACAAACGCATATTATAGACTGTTCGCTCGTAAATTTACATTCTTAGTTCAAGGAGGATTTGACGGATGGGATATATATAGAGAATGGAGAACAAACGAAGATAGATTCCAAATTGGTAGAACCGGATATTTGAATGGGGCTTGTCCTTCATCACGTTATCCTACAGCTAAAGGTTGGGGAGCATTTAAAGAAATTTCTCTTGGAGATGGAACTCAAAATTTTGCAAATACCGACTACTACGCATACTTGTTGGGTCAACAAACATTTGCTAATCCAGAATCAACTAATATTAATGTATTTGTAACACCTGGTATTGATTATGTTAATAACAGTAATTTGGTTGAAGATGCGGTTCAGATGATTGAATTCAATAGAGCTGACTCTTTGTATATTACAACAACCCCTGACTACGATCTTTACTTACCAACAACTACTGGTGGGGATGGATTAATTTATCCAACTGAGGCGGTAGATAACTTAGATAACACAGGAATTGACTCTAACTATACCGCAACTTACTATCCGTGGGTATTGACAAGAGACAGTGTAAACAACACACAAATTTATATTCCACCAACAGCTGAAGTTACAAAAAACTTGGCATTAACTGACAACATTGCATTCCCTTGGTTCGCAGCGGCAGGTTACACTCGTGGTATAGTAAATTGTATAAAGGCTCGTAAGAAATTAACTCAAGAAGATAGAGACATTCTTTATAACGGAAGACTTAATCCAATTGCAACCTTCTCAGATGTAGGAACTGTAATTTGGGGTAATAAAACTCTACAAGTTAGAGAGTCTGCTCTTGATAGAATCAACGTTAGAAGATTGTTATTACAAGCACGTAAATTGATTTCAGCGGTATCCGTGAGGTTATTGTTTGAACAGAACGATGCACAAGTAAGACAAGACTTCTTAAATGCGGTGAATCCAATCTTAGATGCGATTAGAAGAGACAGAGGTCTTTATGACTTTAGAGTAACAGTTTCTAGTGATCCTGAAGATTTAGATAGAAACCAAATGACCGGTAAGATTTACATTAAGCCAACTAGAGCTTTAGAATTTATAGATATAACCTTCTACATTACTCCAACTGGAGCATCGTTTGAGAATATATAAATCGGTTTAAAATACAAACACAAAAGAAAGGGGTATCGAAAGTTCCCCTTTTTTGTTAAACAAACTATTTATTATTATGAATTATAAAAATACGGTAAGAGAAATCATTAGTGAGATTATTCACGATCAGATGACCCCTACTATGAAGTATTATGCTTTTGACTGGGATGACAATCTAATGTATATGCCAACCAAAATATATTTAAAGGATGATAAGGGAAATTCTGTTGGTATGTCTACCGAAGATTTTGCAGAATATAGAACTAAGATTGGTGAAAAACCTTTTAAATATGAAGGACATACTATAGTTGACTTTTATGACAATTCTTTTAAGAACTTCAGAGTTCCTGGTGATAAGTTATTTATGAAAGATTCTATGACGGCTGAAACAGGTCCTGCTTGGTCTGATTTTGTTGAGGCGGTTAATAACGGGTCAATTTTTGCAATCGTCACAGCAAGGGGACATACCCCATCTGTGATCAGAAATTCCATTTATAATTTAATAAAACAAAACAAAAACGGATTATCTTCAAGTGAGTTAGTTAAAAATCTTAAAAAATATAGAGAATTATCAGATGAGGATGATTTATCCAATGATGAACTAATAAAGTCTTATTTGGATATGTGTAAATATTATCCTGTAACTTTTGGTGAGGGATCAGCTGCGAATCCAGAAGAATTAAAAGTTAAATATATGAAAGAATTTATGACATATGTTAAACAAATGTCCCAACAACTACAAGAGAAAGCTTTTATAAAGAATAAAATAAGTAATTATTTTAACCCTTTTATTGGTTTTTCAGATGACGACATAAGAAATGTGAATACAATGAGAAAAAATTTTCCAAATAAAGATGAATTAAAGATTTATGCTACATCTAAAAAAGGAAAAGAAGAATATGAATAATAATTAATAACTGGATCTAGTAATAAGATATTTTAAAAAAAAGTGGAAGTAAATAGAAAAAAAAATTATTACATGTATTTATAATAAAAAATAAACAAAAAAATAAAAAAACAAATTATGGCTGATTTACTAATGAAAATGCCGATACCCTACGAACCAAAAAGGGAAAACCGATGGATCTTAAGATTTCCTTCGTCACTTGGTATAAATGAGTGGTATGTAGAGTCCACGGCAAGACCTTCTCTTACTATTGCAGCAACGCCAATTCCTTTCCTAAATACGGAAACATACGTTGCTGGTAGATTTACTTGGGGTGAATTAGCGGTAACTTTTAGAGACCCTATTGGTCCATCAGCATCACAGGCATTAATGGAGTGGATTCGTTTATGTGCTGAATCTGTAACAGGACGAATGGGATATGCGGCTGGTTACAAAAAAAATGTTGACCTTGAAATGTTAGACCCAACCGGAGTTGTTGTTGAAAAATGGATTTTAGAGGGAGCTTTTTTAACAAAATATGATGGTGGAGCTTTAACATACACTAGTGATGGTTTAGCTAAAGTAACGAGTTCTATGAGAATGGATCGTTGTATATTAGTATATTAATTTTTTAATAAACAATATTATTAATTCCTATATGTTTTTATGTATGGGAATTTTTTTTTGTAAACGTTATGTAATTGTTTTAATCTTTACAAAAAAACATATGTTAATTATGTTTAAATTAAAAAAAATATGGAACAAAATGCTTACACGGCAGGACAAGCCGATTTCAATTTACCACACGATGTTATAACCCTACCTTCTGGAGGGATCTTTTATAAATCTAAAAAGAAAACCATTAAAGTTGGTTATTTAACTGCGTTTGATGAAAACATAATTGCCGAAGCTGACTATAAAAAAAGTATTCAAGAAAGTATAGTTCTTCCTTTGCTTAGGAATAAAATTTATGAAAAAGATTTAAGACCTGAAGAATTAGTTGACGGAGACGTTGAAGCAATACTTTTATTTTTAAGAAACACGTCTTTTGGTCCCGAATATCCAATAACCGTAAATGATCCGAATACAGATAAAAAATTTACATCAACAATTTTGTTGGACGAATTAAATATTAAAAAACCAAAAAATATTCCAAATGAGGAAGGTTTGTTTGACACAACTCTTCCTGTTTCTAAAAAACAAGTTAAATTAAAGATTTTAAATATCTCTGATAAAATTAAAATAGAAACAATTTTAAAATCATATCCTAATGATAGAACAGCACCATCAATAACAACAAAATTATCTTTAATTATTGTATCTATTGATGGTAATACAGACAAGGGAAATATAGCAACATTTATTCAACAAATGCCAATTGCCGATTCTAAATATATTAGAAGATTTATAGCCGAAAACGAACCAAGATTAGACTTATCAAAAGAAATTATCGCCCCGTCTGGAGAAAAAGTAATGATCGACATTACTTTTGGGGTGGAATTTTTTCGGCCTTTCATATCAGTATAAAACAATAATAATTGACGAATTTTATTATTTTTCAAGAATCTTTAGAACCCAATATTCTGAGTTTATTAATATGCCAACTTATGTGAGAAAATATTTGATCAATAAATATGTTGAGGATAATAAAAAAACACAATAAAAGTATTTATTAATTAAACTAATATATGGCATTTTTTTTTAGTAATACTACTGGAACTAGTTCGTTAGGGGATGATATATTAAGTGGAACAGCTGCCGACTTTGATAAAAACGCATATACTTTAAACATTGGAGCTATCACCGCAAAAATTGGCGAACAATTTGAAGGACTACTTAATTCAATTAATCCATTAGATAGTACTATTTTCGCGCAGTTAGAAACATCTGCAAACAGTGTTCAAAAAGCCTTTGGTTTATCTAAAGAAAGGATGGACGAGTTTAAAACTAGTATTGCTGATGTAGCGCCTGAATTAACTAAATTAGATTATAGTGAAAGTGAGATAACTACAAATTTAATATCAATTATGCAAGGTCTTGGAGGGGCGGCCAGTGTTAGTAAAGAGGCCATTGTAGAATTAAGTGCCGCGGCAAAACTTACTGGTCAAGACGTTGGTACGTTAACAACTAACTTTAGAGATGTTGGAATTTCTGTTTATGATGTTGGGGAACAAATGAAAACTGTGACTGAGGTTGCGAGATCGGCCGGAGTTTCAGTTAATCAGGTTTCAGGTAAAGTAATGAACAATTTAGAAAAAATGAATCTCTTTAATTTTGAAAACGGAGTTAAAGGGTTGGCTAAAATGTCGGCACAAGCAGAAAGACTTGGAATTAAAATGGAACAAATATTTGCTCAATCAGAAAAAGTTATGAATCCAGAAGGGGCAATTGATATGTCAGCAGCACTACAACGATTAGGCGTAACATCAAGTGGTTTATTAGACCCTTTAAGGGCAATGGATATGTCTCAAAACGATCCTGAACAATTTCAAAAAGAAATTGTAAATCTTGGTAAAGAATTTACACGGTTTAATGAAAAAACGGGGCAGATGGAAATTCTTCCTGGGGCTAAAAGAAGAATGAAAGAAGTTGCAGAAGCTGTTGGATTGACCGCAACAGAATTTTCAAAAATGGCACTTAAAAGTTCCGACTTTGAAATGAAACTTAAACAAATTAAAATGCCGTCTTTAGGTATTGATGATGACGAAACTAAAGAAATGATTGCCACAATGGCACAAATGAAAGATGGGGTTGCTACAATCCAAGTTAGAGATAAAGAAACCGGAATAACAACGGAAAAAAAGGTAGAAGAATTAACACCTGAAGATATTGAAAATTTAAAAAAGGCAAATGAAGATTCTTCAAAAACAATTGAGGAGTTAGCGTTCAATCAACTAGATGTTACAACACAAATTAAAAATTTATTGGCAACTGGAGAGGTTGCCACAAAATTTGCAAAAGCAACAACACCCACCCTAAGTAAATTTTATGGTTTAGTTGCTGACAGTAAATTAGAAATTGCAAAAGCTTCAGATAATATTTTTGGATCAACCGAAGATATGAGAACGGCAATGGGAGACTTAACAAAACCAGTTGAGGGAATTATAAAAGGAAAAGTAACTGGTGATGATAATATGGTAAAAACCGAAATAGGAAACTTAGAAACAAATATTTTAAAAACTTTTAATGACTTTAGTAGTAAGTTTTCAACAGAAGTAAATTCCGTTCAAGAAAACCTAATTGAAAAGGTTAAAACCGCTTACTCAGAACCAATAAAAATTGAGGGCAAGACAGAGAATAATGTAACTGTTAATGTTAAGGTAACTGATGCTACGGGTAATCAGGTACAAAATAACTTAACAAAACAATTGTTAGACGACGTAAATTTTGTAAGTGATCTTAAATTAAAACTATCTGGAGTTGCCGCACCATAAAATTAATTAATGTTTAATTATGTGGGATATGAACGATTCAAAATAAAAAAACTATCCTATAATCTATTTATAAAATAAAAAAATGTCGGAAAGCTTTCTTTCTTTTGGTAACTCTGAATCTTTTAGAAAACAATTATTGGTAAGAAACCTACCGCCGTATAATGTGCCAGGAGCATACACATCCCCCGGCAACCCTGTTAACTACGAAACAAATATAGGATCTTTAAATGTTGTTGACTCTCCAAACAACTATGTGTCTACAAATTTATTTGCAAATGATCTATACCCACTAAATGAATTTGGGCCAGATGGTGGATTTGGACCTCCAGTTAATGTAAATTTAGTCCCTGTCTTAGATCCAAATCAAGGACCTTATTATCCAAAACAAGGAACGAACTTAGATATAATTAATGAATTTTTTATTGAGTCGGCATATGTAACGAATAAATGGGGACCTGCGGGTGGTTATAAGGATTTGATTGTAATAACCGACATAATAAATGCGGGCAACATATATCAACCATATTGGAATCCAGGATATTATGTTTATTCTTCATACCCTACCTTTAATCTTGTATTTCAAGATGACCCAAACGGATCTAACGGACCTTTATCGCAAGATACGTTTTTAGCTCAAATTGGAGCATCACAACTTAAATTTGCGTTTAACGAAAGAGTTTCTCAAGAAATACAACAAGCAACAATTGGGGCTATTAACTTAGATACCATAAGTGATCCTTTTTCTGCAAGTTTATTAGCAACAGGACAACAACCGTTTTTTATAAGAAATTGGAAAATTACAGTTCCTGAAAATCCTGTGTTAGCGGCGGTTTCTTTGGCAAATAGATTAACAGGAACTTACTTCCCCGTTTCTTTCATTCCAGGTGATTATTTTGACGATGATGATCCGGTTAATAGACCACAAATGGAAGCGGCCTTAGGTGTTGCTAATAACTTAACTGGAGGATTGTTATCCCCAATAATGAATCGATATAGAAACCCTTCTGAGGTTTTTGTTGCTAATACAGGAAACGGACAAAGATCGGCATTATTTTCGGCATTAGATTATAATCTATATAGACCTGCATATAATAGAGGTATTATTGGTGGTTTAATTGCTGGAGCATCTGCGGCCGTAAATAGATTATTTAATCAGGATAAAGCCCAATCTTCAGGATATTATGTTGGTAGTGAAAATGCAGAACCGTCTCAAATAGACGGACCGCCAAATCAACTTCCATCAAATCAATTTGGGGTTCAACAACAAAGTATTGTTTATGGTCCACAAGAGTTGTCAATTCTTTATGAAGGAAATGAAGAAACAATTAAATTTGGACTTAAAGGTAAATCCTATAGCGATGGGGGTGGAACCGCAGGACAATTGGTTTGGGTATCACCAAAATATAAAAATAATGCCGGATTTAAGGCTACGGTTGGCGGAGGATCGGGAAGTTTAGATGATGAATTTAATCAGATATCTGCAGATTATTTACAATACCAATCTACCGAAATTGAATTTAGACCAGGGTCAATACTTTATAATACTCAAAGACTTGTTGAATCTGCCGATCAAGTACAAGGTCAGGCAAGATTAAAACATGTTGGAAATGCAATGAATCAAGTGTCTAAAGTTTTTAACGACGGGTATAAAGAAATGACTAAAGGATCTATGGTTCTTTCATATACAGATCAAACTGACGGATCTTTAGCTGGTTTAGAATATTGTAGAGTCTTTCAAAAAGACACACCATATTATACATTTGCTGATTTACAAAAAACAGACGGAATAACTAAATCAGGTCGACGTTTTGATTATTCTGTTTTAGATAACACATATAATTTAAATATAGCTCCTTTAAGAAATCCTGGATCAACAAATATTGTTGATGGTAAAGTTAAAAAATACATGTTCTCTATTGAGAACTTAGCATGGAGAACATCAGATAGACCAGGATTCACATATGATGATCTTCCTGTTTGTGAAAAAGGACCAAACGGTGGACGTGTTATGTGGTTTCCACCATATGGGTTAACTTTTGCTGATGACTCAACTCCTGATTTTACCCCTACGACTTTTATAGGAAGGCCAGAACCAATTTATACTTATAAGAATACATCTAGATCAGGAACAATGTCTTGGACAATAATTGTGGATCATCCTTCGGCAATAAACACAATAATTGAAAAACAACTTAATGGGGCTCAAAAAGAAAGAATACAAAGTATTACAGACTCATTTTTTGCTGGATGTGTTAAATATGATCTTTATGAGTTGGGCATTAAATTTAACCAATTAAAACCAAGCGATTTATTTACATACCAACAAATATTAAACAACCCAAGATTAACAGCAGAAGAACAAACACAAGTTTTAAAAAGTATTCCACAAGATGAGAGCACTTCACAACCTAATAGTTCTACTGGTGCGAACACTGTAACTAGTAATTCAACCGGTCAAGGAACCACCAAAACGGAAGACGCACCTAAACTTATTGATGTAACTTTATCTGAATACGAAGGTATTGGTTTTTATTTTGATAATGACTGCCCTGAGTGTACTAACTCAACCGCTATTGTTGCAAGTCAACCGTATGATATTTGGTATAATCAATATGTTGCAAAAAAACAAACATACACAGAACAAGCTCCACAAAAAGTTAAGATTGGTTCAGATGAATTTTCAGGATCATCAGTCCCAAATTTCTTTACAGATGTTGTTGAAGGTAACTTTAACTATATAAAAACATCGTTGATGCCAAGGATTGAGAAAATTTTATCTGGCGGCGGTGAAATAACCATAGATATGGTTGGTTCGGCTTCTGCGACTGCAACTGAATCATATAATGAGAAATTATCACGAAGAAGAAACAACTCTGTTGAACAATGGTTTTTAAAACAAACTATAAGTGCTGGAACAACAACAACAACAATACAAACATATAAAGATTCAGGTAAGTTTAAAATTAATTTGGATCCAAGAGGTGAAACAATATCAATACCGGTATCAAGGGCTGACGCCGCGGCAACTCCTGACCCTAACGATAATACCGTTACTAATTCATCAGGTGGTCAAATCCTATCGTCACCTGTTAATTGTAATACTGATGTTATAAATTTATCCTCTCAACCACCAGCGGTTAACAGTAAATCACAAGTATATAGCATTCCGGCAATGTCGTGTAGACGTGTGTATATTCAAAAAATTACAGGTAAAGAAAAAGAAACCCCTGCGGTCCAAGACACACAGACAACTGTGGTAACAACGTCAACAACAAATAACCCACAAGTTGTTCCAAACACACAAACTAATAGTATAAAGCCAGAACCAAAACTCACTATAGAACAAAAAATAAAAGAAGGTATATCTAAAAAAATATTAAGAAGTTTATTTTCAGAATGCGATTATTTTCAAGTTATAAAAGAAACAGACCCAATGGTCTATGATAATATAAGAGATAAAATAAAATATTTTAATCCAGCATTTCACTCAATGACACCTGAAGGATTAAATGCTAGATTAACTTTTTTACAACAATGTACAAGACCAGGACAAACAATTCCAATAATAGGTCCCGATGGAAGACCAAAATATAATGACGCTCTTAACACTTCATTTGGAGCTCCGCCCGTTTTAGTTTTAAGAATTGGAGATTTTTATCACACCAAAATTATTCCGTCCACGTTAAGTATAACATACGAAGGATTGGATTTAAACCCAGAAGGTATTGGAATACAACCTATGTTGGCAAAAATAACACTTGCGTTTAAAATTATTGGAGGTATGGGACTTAAAGAGCCAGTACAAGAATTACAAAACGCGCTTTCATTTAATTACTATGCAAATACTGAAATTTATGATGAAAGAGCAACAGCAACTGAAGACACAAGTAAGTTAGATAAATATGTTGTTGAAAAAATAATGGGTGGTTTACCATTGGTTGGTCAAGCAGAACAGGTGGTGATTAATAGCGTTCAACCAAAAAGAGGTGGATCTACAATGGGCAATATTGTAGATGCAACAACAATGGACTACACCGCTCTTTATGGGTCATTAGAGGGAAAACTACAAGAATATTTTAAAGCATACTACGACTCATTATCCAAAATAAATAATGATTATGGGTATGGGGCGTTACAATTGGCAAATAAAGATAGAAACTATATTAAAGGAGATTTATCTCCATTAACCGAACAGAAAGTTGAAACAAATCTTTATGGTAAAACTAATGTGTATCAAGACTTAGTTAACAAACTTGTTGAAGAAGTTAAAAATGATATTTCTAAAGAAAACGATCCGTTCACTAGCGAACTTAAACTACCATTTTATAACTCAACCAAGCAACAAATTAGAGAATTACAAGAAAAATTAACAAATATTATATCTCAAAGACAAACTGCGTTATTAAATGTTATATTAAATAATACCACAAATTTAGTTACGATACAAAATGATATAAACTACATCTTTAGACAGTTAGATGTTATTGCATCAAAAACTGATGGCAATATGAGTCCTTCTAACGAACCTTTAATTTATGATTTAAGTGGAGACACATTCTTTAACATTTCAACAAATGATACAGGATCAATATTTGATGTTTACACAAATAAAGTTAAAACAGTTATTAATGACTTTAATGCTTTATTAGTCAGTGGACAGATGACGTTTGATTTTTATAAAACAGATAAATCAACTATTCAGAGTTCTGATGGAACATGCATCTTTACCACAAACAGTAATAATAACTTTTTTGGTACTTGTGAAGATAATAGGTTTTATGTTTTAAATACTCCTTTATTTACAAATCCTGAATATTTTACATCATTTGTTAATGATCTAACAAATGGTGATGAAATAAAGAAAAATCCATCTTTAGTTGATGGAATTAAACTAATATCTGAAGGATTAAAAACATCATATGGAGACTTTCAGACTTTTTGGAAAACAAAGTTTAAAACAGATATTGAAGATTCCGGAGATTATAAGACATATACTACTTGGAAAATCCCAGATAATACAGTAAAAACTTGTAGTTACATATACCCTGCGGTTGGAGACTTAGAAGTAAAAACAAAAAAATTAAAAGACCTATACTCATCACAAAATTTAAATCAAGATAAACAAACCTTTAATGGTAAAGTAACTTTAAACTAAAATGCCACTTCAATATTGGAACAGATATACCGATTTTTTAATTAATGGACAACAAACTGTTGTTCCATATATTGATTTACCATCAAAAAGTTCTGACAAAAATTACATATATAAGGTAGGACAAAGTAGATTAGATAAAATATCTCAACAGATGTATGGAACACCATATTTTGGTTGGTTAATACAGGCGGCAAATCCACAATACTCTGGATATGAATTTGTAATTCCTGACGGCGCAGTATTGACAATTCCATTTCCTTTAGTAGCTTCATTACAGGATTATAAAAATTCTTACGAAAATTATTTTTTCTATTATGGTAGATGATCAAGAAAATATATTAGTTGAATTAGACTACGATAATATAAGCCTTATTGATCCAAACAAAACTATAGATCAAGAGGGTAATGTTAAAGATAGGTTAGTTAAACAAGAAAACTTAGTGATGTATGCTAATTTAGAGTGCAATGTTCTTCCAAGAACTAAATTGGCTGTAGGCACCGCAATGAATGATTCTCAAAGAACAATTTCAGTTGGTAAAATAAATTTTTTAAATCCTGGTAATAAAACTTTTATGGACACCGCTTGGTCCGACGAGTTAACCGGTAAAGACACTGTACAAGGTAAGGGTGTTAATCAAATAAAACAAACCGCAGTTAAAAACCCAAACAAATCTGACGATTACTATATAACCCAAAATTTAAACTCTAATGGAACACCAGGAGCTGTTGATAACGGATTTCTTGGTATGAAGTCAATAAAGATGGATATTAATACAAGTTTTTTACCTGTTATAATGGTAACTTTAGAAGATGTTAAAGGAAGATCTTTGTTTGAGGCTGGAAATAATTCACCATATGCCGCCTTTTTTCAACTACCATATCCACAATTCACATTAACATTAAAAGGTTGGTATGGAAAGGCGATCAAGTTTCCAATAATGTTACAGTCTTTTACTTCCACATTTGATCCGAACACACATAATTTTAATATTACTTTAACTTTTTATGGGTATAAATATACTTTATTGTCTTATGTAAATTTTGGGGCTTTAATGGCAGTTCCTCAAATGTATAATAATACTGTAACCCAAGTTCCGGCTTCCATAACTCAAGGAAATGAAATAAAAACCGATGCAACGGCAACATCCCCTATTGTAGTTAGTAGAGGGTATCAAAAGATGAAAGAAGTTTATTCTATATATAAGTCAAAAGGTTTAATTGATGACAACTTTCCTGAAATAACTTTAATGCAATTAAAATACAGGTTAGAAACTTTTATAAAAACAATTCTTGATCAATTTGAAAAAGAAAATATGGGAATTCTTACTGA